CCCCACGTCTTGAATTCTTTTTTGATAAAAAATTTTTAATTTGTTTGCTGATCCTGCAGCAGATGCATTAGCTGTAGGATAAATAGTTAATGTAGTGTGGGCTATAAATCTTTGAACCCAGAAATTAGATGGAGTACTTTTCACTGTTTTGTTTCCATAACCAGAATAAGTAGATCTATCTATTTTAGTCATGGTAGTATCTGCTTGAGTTCCACCGCTGTTATTATTGTATTGACGAAAAGAACATTGCAAAATGTCAGTAATTCCATAAATAGAAGTATCAGCTGTTCCTGTATCATCTACAGAAGGAGCACTTGTTCCATCTCCTGTTGATCTGTAAAATTTATATTCGGCTTGACCTTCAACTAAAGTAACGTTTGTAGTTCCTACTTCCCAATAATGAAGTCCTCTATTTCCCCATTCAGAGAATAAAACATTTAAAGATCTTTTAGCTGATCGGATTTGATTTCCAGCAGTTCCGACAAGACCTATTCTTTCGTATGCTTCCATGATTACATCATCGATCGCATAGTTCTTATCAAAAACATATGTACCAGAAGTAGTGTTCGCCATTGGCTACCTCTTATGTAAATGTACCAATAATCGTACAGAAATCGCAGTTTGTTAAATCAACGTACATTCCTGCATTACAGTAAATGCCTTCTCCAGGAATTGTGAAACTTTGACCATGGTTATCCGCATTTGAAAACTTAACGTGAAATACTAATGCTTTAGCTGTTTTTGAACTATCAGCTTCATTATAAATTTTTATTTCAGCGTCAGCTGCACTTGCTTGACCATAGACATTCATGATTCTAGCTTTAGTAATAGTAGTGGCGCTTGCGCCCACATATTTCTGAGCTAAACCATCTCCGGTTAAAGGTATAGTTTGTTTAACATTTGATGTTATTGCCATATTTTTTCCTTATTCTGTGAGCTCCCGAAGGAGCCCACAATTATGAATCTTACGATTCTTTAGCCCAAGTACCTTGAGCCTCAACTACTGTCCAATGGGCAGTAGAATTTAAA